TTCAATCAAAGAAAAGATAGAATGTATCTTGACATTGATTGGAGTAATCTAAGAGTCGGTGAGTTCATCATTATTGATTGTTGGAGAACTGCTGATCCTAACGATTATCCAAGAGTTTATAATGACTCTTTCTTGAAACCATATCTGACTGCCCTCATTAAAAGACAATGGGGTCAGAACTTGATCAAATTCCAAGGAGTAAAATTACCTGGTGGTATTGAGTTCAACGGAAGACAGTTATATGATGACGCACAGGCAGAACTCGATCGTATACAGGAGAGAATGTTGAGCACATATGAGTTACCACCTCTTGACATGATAGGGTGATGACATATGTTAAATCCCTTTTTTCTTAACGGTACTAGATCCGAACAAAACCTAATCCAAAGTCTGGTCAACGAACAGTTGCAGATGTACGGTGTTGAGGTTCATTACCTTCCAAGACAGTATGCAACAACAAAAACTGTCATAAAAGAGGTCATTCAATCTAACTTTACCGAGGCCTTTCCTTTAGAAGCCTACATCGATAACTATGAAGGTTACACTGGTCAGGGTACCATACTTTCAAAATTTGGAATCGAAAATAGAGATGACCTTCAACTCGTCATCTCGAAAGAAAGATTTGAAAACTATATCTCACCATTAATAGAAAATCTCTCTGGAGTTGAGTTAAGTACACGACCAAAAGAGGGTGACTTAATTTACTTCCCACTTGGAGATAGATTATTTGAGATTAAGTTTGTTGAACACGAACAACCTTTCTATCAACTGAAGAAGACCTACGTTTATGAATTAAGATGTGAACTCTTTAGATATGAAGATGAGGTTATTGATACCGACATCACAGATATTGATGATGAGATCGCACAGATTGGATATATCCAGACATTAAATCTTATTGGTGCTGGTACATCTGCGACAGCAACAGCTTCGGTTTGTCCAGTTGGTGGTGTCAATAAGATCTACATCACAAATATGGGAAGAGGATTTACTGGTCAACCAGTGGTTGGATTCTCATCTGCCCCAACAACTGGAACAACAGCCACAGGTATTGCATCAGTAAATTACACCTATCCTGCATGTGATGGTAAGTCTGGTAGAGTATCTGCAATCAATATCACAAACGCAGGTTGTGGATACACCGTTGCACCTATAATTACTGTTAATGGTGGAAATGGATCTGGTTTTGCTGCTACAGCTGGTATCTCAACAGATGGATCAGTTCAAACCATCACCGTCACCAATGGTGGTTCTGGATACATAACAGCACCAAACGTATCTATCGGTTTGACTTCAGGAACGTATCCACTCTTTAGTTCGACCCAATATAAGTTTAGTAGTGGTCAGAACAAGTTTAGTTCTATGTTCCCAACTCCTTCTAGATATGCAGTTGGAGTTGCAACTATAAGTGCATCTGGTATTGTTACAGCAGTCTACATTCTTGATGGTGGTGAAGGATATGATACTCACCCGATTGTTCACATTGACCCACCTGTTGTTGATAGCACAACAGGTATCGGTGGAACATTTACATTCAATGAAATCGTTACTGGATCAATTTCAGGAACCACCGCTAGAGTTAAAGAATGGAACGGTGTCACGGATGTTATGGAGGTTGGTATTATAGACGGTTCATTTAGAGAAGGTGAGATCTTAACAGGAAGTGAGTCTGGAGCAAAGTATATTGTAGGTGGTATTAATACTGATGATATTGTAACTCCATTCGCCGATAATGATAACATTGAAACGGCCGCAGATGCTATCATAGACTTCTCTCAAACCAATCCATTTGGAATGCCTTGATACAAAACTGTTAAATAGAGGTATATACCTGTAAAATAATGTTTGAGTATTTTTACAACGAGATCTTTAGATCTGTTATCATTGGTTTTGGATCAATGTTTAACGGTATACAGATTAAGCATAAGGATGACTCAGATGATACCGTAAGTGTCATCAAGGTTCCTCTTGCTTATGGTCCTACCCAAAAGTTTCTTGCAAGGTTAAATCAGAACCCTGATCTGAATCATCCTACTCAAATGACACTCCCCAGAATGTCATTTGAATTTACGAATCTTGCTTACGACCCTGCACGTAAGACTACTCAAACACAACAGATGGTCATTACATCTGCTGATGGAACAGAAGAAAGAAAAACTTATCTTCCTGTTCCATATAATATGACGATTACACTTTCAGTTTACACAAAACTGAATGATGACATGTTGCAGATCGTTGAACAGATTGTTCCATATTTTCAACCAGGTTACACACTTCCAATCAAGTTTCTTGGAAACTTTAATGAAGTAAGAAATGTCCCTGTTGTCTTAGACAACATTGATATGTCCGATGAATATGAGGGGAACTTCGATACAAGAAGAGCTCTTCTCTACACGTTTACATTTACAGTCAAGACAATGGTCTTCGGACCCCTCAAGGATGTCTCTGGCGATATCGTCAAGAAGGTTTCTATCGGTTACGTTGCTGGTAGTAAGGACGGTAGTAGATATGAAAGAGATATCACGTATCAGTCTACACCAAGAGCACTCAAAGATTATGATGGTGTAGTTGCAACATTATTGGCTGAGAATGTTGATATGAATGAAACCGTAATTGATGTTGATAATGGATCCGCACTCACTGAAGGGTCCTATATTTACGTCGATCAAGAGGAGATGTACATTGAGACAATCGCAGATAACAAGATTGTCGTCAGAAGAGCTCAAGATAAGACACCTCTTCAAAATCATGTTAGTGGTACTAAGGTCTTTAATATTAACGCTACCGATAATGCCATGATTGAACTCGGAGATGACTTCGGGTTTGATGGTTCTGTATTCTGAGGTTGAGTATGGATAAGTATGAAAAGCTCAATGAAACTTTTGATGTTGAACCCATCGAAGTAAAAAAGGAAATTAAAAGTGTCGAAAAACAAATCCAAAAATTCGAAAACTCCAACGAAGATATTCGTAAAGACTACGAATATACCAGGGGTAATTTATATTCGATCATTGAAAAAGGACAAGAAGCAATCAACGGTATCTTAGAACTTGCACAAGAGAGTGAGATGCCTCGTGCATATGAGGTTGCTGGTCAACTTATTAAGAACGTATCTGATGCCACAGATAAGTTGATGGATCTTCAGAAGAAACTTAAAGATGTGAATGAAGATAAGGACAAAGGACCTACTAATGTCACAAACAATGCATTGTTTGTTGGTTCTACAGCAGACCTTCAAAAGATGTTAAAGAACGTCAACAAAGATCTAAATACTTAAAAAGATAAGAAATGGCTGCCACTCGTGCTGTTAACATTGTAATCCCTCAGGGTGCTGACTTCAGTGAAAGTTTTACTTCAACTGAGTCTGATGGATCTCTGACCAATCTTAATGGATTTAGTGGTGTATCGAAATTAAAAAAATATGCAGGATCGCCAACGTCCTTTGACTTTACTGTTGGTATAAACACTACAACTTCAAAGGTGTCAATCGCCATGACGGCTCCTATCACGACACCAATAAAACCAGGAAGATATTACTATGATATTGTTTTAACATCTTCTACTGGAGCTGTATCAAGAATGATCGAAGGTGCTGCAATTGTAACTGCGGGCATTTCTACCTGAGAAATAAGATGAATGACTTTGGAGACTTAGGGGATTTTTTCTCTCTCGTCGGAGATGAGAAAAAGAAAAATGACGAAAAGAATAAAGAATTAATGGGAGAGGTATCACTCGGTGACCTTTTCACAAGTTTGAGTGAAGAAAAAAAGAAGGTAGTAAAAAAACGTAAAAAAAAGGAAGAAGAATTAGAAAAACTTAAAAAAGAAGCAAAGATATTTGAAAATTTATTTTTTGATACACCTCAAAAAGAAATAAACACAAAAGATTGGAAAGACGATTATACACCAATAGAAATTGAAACTGAAGATGTAATAACTCCAGAACCTCTGAAACCATCAGAACCAGTGGTTGAATATGAGGAACTGGAGGAAAGTGTAGACAATAAAACAACTATTGATAAATCATTAGAAATTCTTGATCAGATCGTTGTTGAAGAAGATAAAATAAACGAATCTGAAACAGAAATTGCTCGTCTCAAACGTGAGATGGATCAACTTCGTAAGATGATTAATGAGACTGCCAGAGTTGCAAGTGCTCAGGGTGGTGGTGGAGAAGTTAGATTTCAATACCTTGATGATATCGTAGGTATTGCATCGAATCTGAACTCTTTTGATGGGATGTATCTGGGTATTGATGTATCTAATAGTGCCCAACCCTTCAAATTTTCCTCCGTTAGTAGCAATACTGGTGCTGGTGGAACTTGGGCTACGTTTGACAGTAATACTGGAGTTACAACAACAAAGAAAGTCAAGATTAATAATGACCTTGAAGTCACTGGTGTTACAACTTCAACTGGTGGATTTGTTGGAAGCTTAACAGGATCTGCTAGTAGTCTGAGTGGTGTATCCTCAAGTTTCCTTCTTGATTACGATAATTTCACTAATACACCCACAATCCCAACAAACAATAACCAGTTGAGTAATGGTGCTGGATATATCACTACATCATTCACTAATACCAATCAACTGACTAATGGTGCTGGATTTGTCACCTTTACCAACAACAATCAGTTAACTAATGGTGCTGGTTATATCACTACATCATTCACCAATACTAATCAATTAGTAAATGGTGCTGGATTTGTCACCTTTACCAACAACAATCAGTTAACTAATGGTGCTGGTTACATAACAACCTCATTCACTAACACAAATCAACTTACCAATGGTGCTGGTTTCATTACAAATAATGTAAGTGGAACTCTCACTGCAACATCATTCATCGGTAATGGTAGTGCCCTTACTGGTATTGTCACCACTCTTGTTGCTGGTGATAACATTAATCTTAGTGGTAGCACTGGATCAGTAACTATTACTGGTTTGGCAAGCACTGATAGAATCAATGCAGAAAGTATAGTTGTATCAGGTGTTGCAACTTTCTCTAGTAATGTTACTATTGGTGGCACTCTTACTTATGAAGATGTAACCAATATTGATTCTGTTGGTCTAATAACAGCAAGAAATGGTATTAATGTTTCTTCTGGTGGTGTAAATGTAACTGGTATTGTAACTGCCACCAGTTATGATGGACCTGGTTCAAACCTCACAGGAATTGTTACTGGCATTATTGCTGGTGATAACATTAATGTAAGTGGATCTACTGGTCAAGTCACAATCACTGGATTGGCAAATACTGCTAACGTGGTTGCCGATTCTCTGCAGGTCACTGGAATCACAACTCTTGGTGTTGTTACTAGTGTAACTTCTATTCAGGCAACGACATATTATGGTGATGGTTCAAAACTAACTGGTATTTCTGCTGGTGCAGGTGGTACTGAAAATGTTTCATCAAACACCACCATTTCAGGAATCATTACCGCATCTGAACAGTTTTATCCCCCAACACTCACAACATCGGAAAGAGATGCTTTAACTGTAACACAGGGTGCATTAATTTTTAATACAACCGAGAACAAAGTACAGATGTATCTTGGTTCTGAGTGGAAGTCATTAGCATTCGAATTGGATACTTATACATCAATCGGTATCTGATAAATAATAAGAGACTTTCTTTATCACATGCCAGGTTGGTCTGACAAATACAAAAAGTCAATCAACTGTGATAACCCTAAAGGGTTCTCTCAGAGAGCTCATTGTCAAGGTAAAAAGAAGAAAGTCGAAGAGGAGAACAATCCTCGTATCCCTAGAAAACCTGGTCAACCAGCAAATTCTAAGAAACACTCCGACCTTTACACGGATGAAAATCCAAAAGGTACTATTCATGGTCTTGGGTTTAAGGACGTTGCCACTGCAAAAGCATCGGTAACAAAGATCCGCAATTCAAGTCGTTCTCATGCTCATAAGATTCAGGCAGCAGTTGCCATGGAACAGAGAGCAAGAGAAATGGGTAAAACTTCTGAAGCAGCAGTCTTTAGAAAATACATTAACACTATGAAGAAAAAGACCAAGGAAATGAACGAAGAAAAGAACGGTAAGTGTAAAGCAGGATATTACTACTGCTACACAGATAAAAAATGTAAACCAATTCCTGCAGGATTTAAGGTAGTGGGTCGTGCTGGAATGCTTCGTAAAGAAAATGGTCATACAGTAGATGATGATTCGGAAACCGATACCAAGAAAAATGGTAACGGTAATGGCAACGGTAACGGAAATGGTAATGGAAACGGTGGAACCGTAAGTGAAGAGGGCCTTCGTGATTGGTTTGGTAAGTCCAAATCGAAAGATGGTAAGAAAGGTTGGGTCAATGTTGTAACAGGTGATTCCTGTGCAAGTGACAAACCTGGTGAGGGTATTCCTAAGTGTGTCTCTTCTGCAAAGAGAGCCTCCATGTCAAAGAAAGAGAGAAAGGCAGCAGCTGCTGCTAAGAGAAGAGAAGATCCTGGACAACAACAAAAGTCGGGAGCATCAAAACCCACCATGGTAAAAACCGATCGTAAAGTAAGGAAAGAGGACATGGACATCAACGAAGCAAAGGACAAGAAGGGTAAGGGTTCTGGAACCAAGGATGCTTGTTATCACAAGGTCAAGTCCCGTTATTCTGTATGGCCTTCTGCATATGCATCTGGTGCATTGGTGAAGTGTCGTAAAGTCGGTGCTGCTAACTGGGGTAACTCAACCAAGAAAGAAGAGTACATGGCTCTTCCAGAATTTACCGATCTCCAGATCAGAGCAATGAGAGCTGCTGGTATTGAAGTTGAGGTGATTGACGAGAAGTGTTGGAAGGGATATGAGAAGAAAGGTATGAAGACCATGTTTGGTAAGAGATATCCAAACTGTGTCAAGAAAGAAGAGACTGAACAAGTCAAAGAGGGCGATGGTGATCCTTGCTGGGATTCCCATAAGCAAGTTGGTATGAAGAAGAAGGGAAACCGTATGGTCCCTAACTGTGTTCCCAAGAATGAAGAAGCAACATGTATGGGGAACAAGAAAGGTGAGGAGTGTCCGATTCACGGTAAGAAAGAGTGTCCCACACTTGAAGAGGCAACAAGAATTCCTCCCAAAACTGGAAACATCTATCTGATTTCGTTCTCTTGGAGAGGGAAGTATATGAATATGAAACTCTTCTTCCCTGAAGTAAGAAATCCTACGAGATCTGAAATACAAGATGCACTTGATAAGTTCTATCCTGGTTGCAATCTCTTGAGATTTGATAAGACAACATTCCAACCCTCGGACTCTGTTCTGAATGTTGGTGTCAGTGAAGAGGTTGAGGAACTCGAAGAGAAGTCAGCAGCATGGCAGAGAAAAGAAGGTAAGAGTAAGTCAGGCGGACTCAACGAAAAAGGACGTAAGTCTTATGAAAGAGAAAATCCTGGTTCTGATCTAAAGGCACCATCAAAGGAGAAAGGAAATAAGAGACGTGCATCATTCTGTGCAAGAATGAAAGGTATGAAGAAAAAACTGACTTCTGCAAAGACTGCTAACGATCCCGATAGCAGAATCAATAAATCTTTAAGGGCGTGGAACTGTTGAGCTAATTAACTTTTATGGCAAGTGATGTTTATTTGGGTAATCCCCTTCTAAAGAAGGCGAATACTCCAATTGAGTTTACGAAA